TTCCGACCCGTGCTACGCTCAGAATGCGTTTCGAAAATGTTGACTTAAGGCTATCAGCTTTCGCTGGTCCTTAAGTTTGACGGAGAAACCTTCTAGTGTAGAATGGATTCTTACCTCTCGATAAGAGCAGGTGTAGACACTGTCAGAAGACGATTCAATTCTCATTGATTCGCCCACCTAAGGTACGTTACCTCACGGTTAGTACCCGTCTACAACTACAGACCGGTCGGGGACCGGCCCATCCACAGAGAAATCTGAGGAGTCCCACTATTCGGTACGGAGTACCGATTCGGCGTCTCTTCAAGGCTTTCGCCTTGCGAGTTGGGTATCTTACTTCGATGCAAATCGAGTAGGTGTTCTGTTTGTTGCTAGCTTCTAGTAAGCAATTCCTTCATCCCCTCTCAAAGACGACCAGATTACGTATCTGTTCGCTTTGGGGGTCGGGAAGAGAATTGCCCTGGTGTCCTTCCTGATACTTTCTATTACGAAGGTTCAGGGTGGGCTTGATTCATCATCAAGTCGTGTTGGCGGCTTAATGCCGTCAGCCGCCAGGTCTAGAAGGCTGCTAACCTCCTAAACTTCTAATCCTGTCTGCGGCATTCCCTTTCGGGAGTGCCTGAATCCTAGAAACCAGGTCGTTGACCGGGCCATCTAAGAAAGAAGACGTTAGATAGTACTTAAAAGTTGATAACAACAGCAAACCCTGGTCTCGAGAAGCTCTTCAAGGCCGAGCTCAAGATAGTGGGGACCCGTATTCGGTATTTCTACCGATTCGGCGTCTCTTCATTGATTTCTCAATGCGATTTGATTATTCTACTTCACGATAGTGAATAGGTGATCTGTTAGACCATTTAGTCTTCAATTCCTATTTTCAGTTCTCGCTTCAGAGCCGATCTCAAGATACAGGTCCCTTAAGTCATCCTTGGTTAGAGGAGCTTAAGGAACTTCAGATTTCTCTTCACTAGAACGGGTAACAGTCGCTCTAAAGAGCCCTGAATGTCGATACCACCTCTAAATAGCCTTCCCATCCGTCGTCTTCCCTTCGGAAGAAGAACGTTTGTGAATATTCTTAGGAAATGGTAGCGCCCCTAGCTCCGTTTCGATCTCTCGAAGCGAAGTCCAGAGGCTCTCGATCCCTTCCCAGTCAAGAGAAGAAATCTCGAGTTCTTCAAGTTTGGTTCTCAAGTCCCGGTAGTTTATGGCCGTATCTAAGAAGGCTTCCCGGTAAACCGTTTCATTCAGTGAATCCACAATGGATTGCGGAGTAGATATTTCTATCCCTGGATGAATTTGGGTCTGCCGGGGGTCACTTCCCTGTATTGGGCTAGTAAGAGGTCTACCTTTCCCCATCCACGAAGACGAAACAGTTGGAATCAGAGGCGCCGTTTCCGGCACCTCCGAAACCAAAGCAAGCGGAGACTTATTAGGGTCTCTGTCTGCTATGTAAGCTCGCTCAAGAGAAGCATTATACTCCTCAAGAGTTTGAGCTCGCATCGGTCTCACCTCAATGGATGAAAGATCCGTAGTTCCCTCCGAATCACCCTCTACCGAGAAGCCAAGGTCAGGATTAGTAATCACCAATTTCTGACCAGGAGTCCTAGATACCGTCCCATAATGTTCCCTATCTCGATACACTGTTCCTAGACGTCTAGCCTCCGCGATTAACGGAAGCCACCCATCTAAGACTTCCAACGCGAGTTTTACCTCACGCTCGAAGAACGATGTTACGAGACTGGAAACCCGATCCATCGCAGTACTGTACGTCGAAGTTACCGATCTCATCGGTAGCCAAGATTTAAGTCCTGCATAGGCCGGACCGCCAGGACCATAGAAGGCCAGTATGTAGTTACGCATTCTCTTTGGAATTGACATCAACCGTTTTGACGCGTTGGCCTTGGCACGGTACCCGTAACCCAGGACGGACAAAGTCTGTCCGAAGGTTAATGAGTACTTACGCACGAGCTCAAGTAAGCCAGCAAGAGATTGCCGGCAAACTACGAACTCAGCGAACGGAGCCCCCGAAACGTTCACTCCATTACGGAATGTTCGTTTCGCGAACTCTATTGCCGTTCCAACACGGGAGACAAGGCTCTTATGAGCCCCAACTCCTACGTCAGCGTGTTTCATCAATTTAAGATACTGTTTGGCTACTGCTGAACCAGCTATGACTACGTCATCTCCCAAGATGGCGTAACCTGAGTACCACCC